TATATTATCCTCATTGTATATTTGGTGTTGACTTGTTATTGTACTTTTGATATAATTACAGTGTAATAAGTTTGAAGCTTATTGCATTATTCTTCATTGGGTTCGTCTTAACCCGTAAAGTAGGCCGTATTCTTTGAATTTACATTTTAATAATTACATTCACCAGGGTGAAGAGCCTTTGTAATTATTTGACGTGCGTTGGTAGCGCATATTTGTAAACAGGTACGGTCTACGATTTATATGCGTTGGTATACCGTAAGTAGTAGCGGTCCAGTCTGTAAAACTGGTGGCTTAATGTTTCTTTAGGTGCAAGTCCTAAACAACGCACCAAATAACAAATCGAAAGTTGGTGAGTGATATTTCTTCTGATATTATTGTGGCTTTAATTTCAGCTGGTGGTGGTGTAGTAGTTGGTGGAATCAGTGTTTTAGCATCTGCAAGACTTACAAATTATCGCATAAAGAAATTAGAGGAAAAAGTGGATAAGCATAATAATTTTGCAGAACGCTTACCAGTTGTAGAGAATAGTATAAATTTCATTGAGAAAGAAATTGAAGGACTGAAAAGAGGTGAAAGTGAATGAAAGACATTATCTTAAAGGCTGTAAAGACTTTCCTTCAAGCATTTGTGGCCACGTTTATGGGCTATGGAATGATTGACCCGAACGATAAGAGCCTTTTGAAAAGCCTTGTGATCGCAGGAATTGCCGCAGGTCTATCTGCTGTTATGAATGTTGATTACAAATCACTTGAAGGTGTTAAAAAAAAGGAAGATGACGAAGTGGAAGGTGAGGGCTAATGTATAGTAATTATCCTCAGTATGCAGTAGCTTACCCTCAGTATTTTGGGAGTGTAATTCCTCCTGAACCAGAACCGGATCCTGGTGATGCATTTACATATACAGAAGATGCATCTGGAAATTTAATCATCACTGGTCTGTCTGATTACGGAAAAACAATTGAGAATATTGTAATTCCTGCAAGCTATAACGGCAAAAAGATTACAGAAATTAAGCAACAATCATTTTTGGGTGCACAAACAATTAAGACTGTACACTTTAATGAAGGAAGCAGTATGCTTGTAATTGGTACTGATGCATTTCGTGGTGCTTCTATAGAAAACTTTGATTTGCCTGATAGTGAGGTTAGTATCGGAGCGAGAGCATTTTTCTATTGCGCTTGTGATAATCTTGTAGTTCCTAAAAACTTGAAAAATATTTCAAGCACGCAGGTGTTTAATGCTGTAAAACACGTCACATTTGAAGATGGATCAACTCGTGTGCCTGAGTACATTATGTACGGAAACGATGCTCTTGAAAGTTTCACAATACCCGACACGGTGACGATTATCGGTATGCATGCTTTTGATGGCACAAAAATGCATATTCAGTCATTGACATTGCCTGCAAATATCGAAAGGTTAGCTTTGGCAGCATTTCGAACTGTAGAGATTGATCATTTAACAATTCCTGCCTCTTTGACAAACGTGTCGGATACTGTTGTTTTTGGATCTGTAAAACACGTCACATTTGAAGATGGAATTACAAAAATTCCTGCAAACATAATGTTAGAAAGTTCTAGTGCTAAGAGCCATTATCTTGTTTGGGCACAAATTCCTGCAAGTGTTGCCTTTATTGGAAATAATGCTTTTGGCAATTGTTCATCTTATACTGATACATATTTTATGGGTACATCTGAAGAGTGGGCAAGTATTACTATTGGAACTGGAAACGATTACCTAAAGAATGCAGCGGTACATTTTGGTACTATCCCAGGGGTTGATGATTAAGTGAATAAGCAAAAGTTGCCGTATCTTGATTGGGGACCTATTCTTTCTTATCAAAGATATATAACAATGCTTATTGGTGGTCGTGGCATAGGTAAAAGTTACGGATGCAAAAAGGTCATTATAAAGGACTTCTTAAAAAATGGTAATCAATTCATTTGGCTTAGAAGATATAAAGAGGAAAAGAAAATTGCAAAGGATGGCTTCTTTACAGACGTTAAGGAAGCCTTTCCCGGGCATGTATTTACTACAAAAGGAAACGATGCCTACATTGATGGTAAACTTGCAGGTGTGTTTTTTGCACTGTCTCAAGTTGGATCTTCTAAGGGTTCAGTTAAGCTTCAAAAGCCAAGAACGCTAGTTTTTGACGAGTATATTGTAGAGGTTGAAACGTGCGGTGCTAATGGATATTTCTACAAAGAGGGAAATATGCTTCTCAACTTCACGGAAACATTTAGCCGTACAAGAAACGATTTCAGACTTTTTATTTTAGCGAATAACACGAGTATAACAAATCCTCTGTACGATATGTTTAATATATCTTTTAAGGTAGGGGAAATAGGTAAACGTGTTTTGCCCGAAATTTATGTAGAACAGCTTGAAACTCCTGAAGAACTCAAAAAAATGAAGGATCAAACAAATCTTGGCAAAGTAATGAAAAAATACGCAAAAGATTTGTATGATTACAATGTAAACAACAAAGCACTATATGGTTCGGATAGCAAAATTGCAAAAGTTCCTATTGGTGCGCATCAGTATATGAACATCATAGATAAAAATATGGTGATTTATATATATATGAAACGTGACGAAATGTCACGCAATAAGGTTTTCTATGCCGGTCTTAAAGGTCAGAAAGATTTTAGGCTTAGATATACCTTCGATTTAGAACAGGCTTCTGATGATGTAATCTTCGTAGATAAAACGAATCTATCGTTACCTATAAGAGACTTGGCGAATGTATACAAAAGAGGAAGACTGTTTTTTGAAAATCAGCAGGTAAAAAGCCTGTTAGATGAAAGACTTAAGAAATACTTATAAGGGGGTTTATTTAATGCCTGAAAACATTCTTGATGATGCTATTGACGTTCTGAAAGATGTGAAAGATGAGCAGGAAACTCAAATTGAAGATGTTTCCACAAAGGATGAAGGACCTGTGAATGTTTCTGTTACAGTAGAAGAGAAAGTAGACGATGAAAAGAAAGATGAAATCGTAGATTCTACTGTTGAGACAGAGGCAACAGAAGTTCAGGGTGTGAATGCATCAGCTTCAGAGATTGTTATTATGAAGCAAGTGAGATCTATGCAAGACATGATTGATGTGCTAAAAACAGATCTCGAAGCAAATAAGAAAACAATTGATGACATGAAAGCAGAAATTGCTGAATTGTTCTTCAAACCAACAGAAAATGAAACCGTCAAAAAAGATACCGCAGAAGTATTTGACGAGTTAGCTAAATTTTTTTAATTGAAAGGTGGAAATAACTAATGGCAAGTAAAGCTGCAAAAACAGGTGCTGCTATTCTGAACGCAGTTCGTTCACAAGCATCTTCTGCATACAAATCTGCCGTTCCTATGGCAAATGCTGATGGCAATATCGAGGATTTTGCTCGTCCGCTTTTTCTGGAAGGACAGGACTATGCTCCGATTCAAAACGAGTTTGTTAATGTTCTTGTAAATCGGGTTGCGTTTACTCTTATTGAGTCTAAGATGTGGAACAACAGACTGTCACGTTTGAAGAAGGGATATAAGGCTCCTCTGGGTACTGATATCCAGCACATCTATACAAACCCGATTACTCCTCACAAGTACAACGCTGCTGCATTTGATGCTATTCTGAAGCGGTATGATGCCGACACAGTTGTTGCTTATTACCGTCGTAATCGTCAGGAAGTATTTCCGGTTACGATTATGCGTGATCTGCTGGCTGGTGCATTTGTATCTTGGGAAACCTTCAACAGCTTCGTTTCAAATATTATCAATGCTGTTTATAGTGGTAACGAGATCGCTGAGTACAACCGTTTGAAGCAGTCCGTGAACGGCGCTCTGCAGGGTGATTATCTGGTACGCAAGTATGTTGCATATCCTACAGCCGAAAATGCTAAGGACATTGTAAAGGAAATCAAGACTGTTGCATCTCAAATGATGTTCCCACGTTCTGATTTCAACCGTTATCAGGAAAACGCAATTAAGAATGGTCAAGCTGACGCAAAGCCTGTTATTACTTGGACAGAGCATGATCGTCTGGTAATTCTGATGCGTTCCGACATTCTGAATGCTCTGAGCGTTGAAGTTCTTGCTTCTGCTTTCAATATGACAGAGGTTGAGTTCCGTGCAAATCTGATTGAAGTTGATAGCTTTGATTACGATACTTACAATGCCGATGGCACTCTAAAAGAACACGTAAAGTCCGATGTTGGATTTATGATTGCTGATGAGTCCCTGTTCCAGGTGTATGATCATCTGATTCGTTCTGGCGGTCAGTGGAACGAAGGTAACTTGTCTTGGAACTACTTCTTCCACGTGTGGCAGTCTTACGGTATTTGTCCGTTTGCTGATTGCGTGGTTTATGAGGTTGGTGACAGCACTCCTCCGATCGGTGTAACTGCAAGCAAAACAGTTGTTGAACTGACTGCTGAGAAAACAAACGACACTGTGACTTATACTCTGGTACCTGACACTGCATCTGCAGAGATGGAAATGACTAAGATTTCCGCTACTAAGGATGGGGAAGCTTTTGCTGACGAGGTTGTGACTGCAACAATCGATCAGGTAGGCAAGTCTATTGCTATCGAGGAAAAGTCCGGTCTGGCTGCTGGTACGTATGAGACTAAATACTCTCTGCACGTAAAGGGTTCTCTGTATCCTAACACGATCATCAGCATCGGTGCAGTAGTAGCATAAGTGTATTCGACATTTAGTCGGTGAATAGGGGCGGGTTCAACGGCCCGTCCCTTATTTTAATGTAAAGGGGGTTTTACAATGGATTGGGATTCTGAATACAATCTAACAAATAGTCACTACGAAAATCCGAATTGTGAAATCTATTTTATGAATGTGCCGTTTGGTGCAGACTATAAGAATGTCGTAGATTTTCCTTCAAGGGATAAACAGATTGCAGCATTCAAAGCAATCGCAAAGAAGCATTTGACTGGCGTAAATATCATTCGAAAGAATGGAACTCTTGCAGTTCAAGGCAAACTTGGTGATTTTGAAGAGTTTAATTACTGTATGTATAGAAATACAAGTGTTTCTGATAAATGGTGGTTCGCCTTTATTGTGTCACCTGCGTATACTGCAAAAAACACAACTACTGTTGCATTACAGACTGATGTTTGGCAAAGTTATCTTTTTGACAGAACACTTTACAAGGGCTATTTAGCACGTGGACACGTAAAAAAGTCAGATGATACAATTGGCAAATGGCTTGCTCCTGAAAACGTAGGGTTTCCATCCGAGGTAGAAGTTGACAAAAATGCTTTTTCTGATTTGGATTTTACACCTTCCCTTGTAATGGATGCAGTGACACGTACAACAACACAGGCTGCCCCACAGCGTTACATATACGGTGGCGCTGGTAGCGGTCAAAATATGACAGGAACATTTAGATTTACAATTGACACAGCTTATGATGACATAAATGAAATCATTGCTTCGTGGTCTCTTGGTGAAGCTGATAAAACTACTATTAACCATTTGAATGACTTAATTGGTTTTTCATTCCTGCCGAAGTGGGTTGTATCTGAAACTCCTAAAGCCACATTTATGTTTTCAAGTCAGTACTTTACTTCAAATGCACTTGTATCAAAAAGTGATACTGTTTCTTTGAGTAAAAACACACTTGCAAGTGGATACAAACCAAAAAATAACAAGATGTTCACAAGTCTTGCGAAAGCCTATAAGTTGTGGAATAAGAACGGTTTAAGTATTCCTCTAAAACCTGAACTTTTGGCAAGTATGGATTCGGTTACATTGACTCTTTCAATGCGTCCAATGGGTGCTACTTATAAATGTCAAATTGGTGGATATAAAGACAAATCTACGCAGTATTTTGATGCACAGTATTCCTACAATATCTCAATTGGTTTTAACTCAAATGTTGGTACTGCTCAAGCAACCGCATTACAAGAGTTGAAAAACCAAGCTGCTATTATTTCAACACAGCAAGTGACAAATGGCATCAATACAGCAATGAGCATTGTAAATGGTGCTGTTGGTGTTGGTGTTAATATTACAAGCGGTAATGTTGCAGGTGCTATTATGGGTGGATTAAACACAGCAGTTAATGCAGCTACGAGCATCGAAAATCAACGTGTAAATAATGCACAACAAAACTTTAAGCAGGATGTAGCCGTTAATGATGCATATGCAAGCATCACAAAGAGCATTGGTAACAATAGTGACAGAACTACAATGACAAATGATTTTTGTAAAATCAGACTTGCAGACTGTTCTCCTCTTTATGACGAATGTGAGATTATTGACGACTTTCTGACAACTTATGGTTATGCAATTCAAAAGATTGAAAACATTGCAAGCTGGACCAACACACGTGATGTTTGGAACTTTATTCAGACGAATGGCGTAAATCTTAGAATCAAGGGATGCGCTGCTGATGAATCACAGCTTCGAACAATATTTGATGCAGGAACTACCATTTGGCATGGTCTGGATAACTACGGACATTATGAGAAAAACAACACTTAAGAGGTGAGATAATGGCAAAAACATCTAATCAATTGGACAGAATTTGGAACCCGTTAACGAATGATTCTCTTTCTGGGTTTGGTAATTCTGTTCACAATATAGTAGAGAATAATAATATCTACTTCTTGTATTTTGAAAATCTATGCCTTAATCTTTTCAAGTGGAAAGGACTTCCTAAAACGATGGATGGGAACTTTTTAGAGTTCTGCCTTTTCTGGGATGGAATGGCTTGCGCTGTAAAGGACCCGGTACTCGGTGATATCAACCTGCACGCTGCTCCTATTGGTAAATTGAACATTTACAATTTGCCTACAAAAATTCAAGGTTATTCCAATGACTTCCAGAGAATTTATGAAGATTTTTGCCTATGTCGTAATAATCAGCAAATGATTCCTACGTCAATTTATGTTAAACATTTTACTGATGTGATTGCTAACATTGAGCAAACAATTCAAACAAATCTGCAGGCCCAAAAAACGCCTGTTGTATTTACTGGAAGTCCTGAACAGATTCAGGCATTAAAAAACACATATCTGAAGTATGTAGGAAACAATCCATACATTTTTGCATCTCAAGAATTTCAGGATGCAATTAAGATTGAAGCATTGAAGACAGACGCCCCATTTATCGCTGATAAACTTTACGGTATGAAGAAGGAATACATTGACGAATTTATGACATTCATTGGTGTAAATTCAGTTACCGATAAGAAGGAAAGAATGATTACTGATGAAGCAAATGCAAACAATCAGTTCATTTCTTTGAACCTGTCAACAATGCAGGAATGGCGTGAAAGATTTGCAGAAGAGATGCGTGAATTCTTCAATAAGCCTGATATTGAAGTTGTTCCAACTGTCCAGTCTGTAATTCTTGAAAATGACAAATTCTTGGAAGGGGGACAAGACGATGGCAATGTATACGACAAGCCTGGAAGTTCTGGTGAATAATCTGTGCGATGACAGAAGCAAGTCATTAGATACAAGAATTGCATCAGCACGTTCAAAGATATTTGACTTTGACTATCCTGTTCCTGATAAGATTTGGGGACGTGGTTTTAAGGAATACTTTGAGACTGCGTTTATTAATAAGTATTTGTTCATGGAATTTGGGCAAGAGACCGTTGGAAAATGGAAGCAGAGAGTAAAGGCTCGATTGCTGGAAGTAATGCCAAAATATTGTGCAATTTACAAAATACTTGACGCCATTGATTACAACAAGGTCCTTACAGATAAGGATTACGCACAAAAAACAGATAGTTCTGCAAACGGAAAGAGTGGTTCTAAATCAGGTGGTGCATCATTACCTGAAAATATGCTTGCAAAAGGCACTGTAGGCAATTTTGCAGGTACAGGGTATGCAGACACTGCAAGCATCTCAAGAACTGATTCAGAGACCAACGCAAAGGGCACGGTTACTGTTACAGGGCGCACGATCTCTCAACTTACTGTTTTCGGTGAGATTGACGAGAACTTTAACGAATACTTTTCACAACTATTGGACGAATTCTCTGATTTGTTCATGGTACTCTATTTTTAACGGAGGTATATTATGGATAAAAACATTAACTACATGATCGAGAAGTGCAGACCTTTCTGGTGCAATAGAACGCTTCCTCAGGTGTATGACGACTCTCTAAGCTTCGAGGAGTTACTGTATCATATTTTTGCAAAGATCAATGAATGCATTGATACTGTGAACTCTTGGTCCGAGATGGCAAAAAAACTTGAGTCTATTCTTAACGATATTGATGCAACTCTCAAGGAAGAAATTATTGCAATTCTTGAAAAGTGGTACGAGGATGGCACACTCAAGGAGATTATTCAGTCAACTCTTGCTGACTATGTAACAAAAAACGGTCAGGCATTGATGGCTATGGCTACAAAGTCAAAAGTTCTTGATATGAAGCGTGCATGGCGTATTACAAGAACAATGCAAGACGGAGAGTCAACGTCAGTTGAGCAGGAACATTATTCCTATTGCCAGGGTGCTTGTAAGTTTGTAAGAAATAATAAGACGTATTTTGCGTTTTATCTGATTTGTCAGAATAATTCTACTACATACACCAGAAACGACAACGGAGAACTTGCTATCTATTGTTTGACAGACGGTCGTTTTGTAATGTCTGATAACTTTTCTTTTGGACACGGTAACGATATTTGTTATAATCCAGACGAAAATGCGCTTTATGTCGCTTATAGTTCTGAATGGAAGAATTCAAGCACACAAAGTCCTTCCGCAAACGTTGCAAAGGTTCAGCTGTCGAGTGATATGACTTCAATGAAAGTTTCAGATACGAAAAACTTCTCAAAGTATCTCAAAGCTGTGAGTTCCGTGTCTTACGATGCGACAGATAAGAGTATGTATATCGGAGAGGGATTTGATATTTATAAAGTCACAAGCTGGGCAAGTGCTACTGCTACGTCATTCCTGGAACTACAGGATGCCGTCGATAGTTATTCAAAAGGAAGCCGTTTCTTTACCAGAGATGCTGTCGTGCAGACAAATGCAGTTTGTGGTGACTATGCGTATTTTCTGAGATATAAGCCAAACTCATTGATTCGGTATAATATCAAAGCTGGCATCTTTGATATGGTGTACAGTATTCCTGCAGTCATGTCAAACGGAATGTATCGTGTCGGTGAGTGTGAAGCATTTACAATTGATACAAACGGAGATTTCTGGCTTATTGACACACAGCACCTGATGTATAAACCTGTAAATGCTCTGGATATGACTCAGGTTTTCGTTGACAACCTGTGGAACTTCCAAGCGCAAGGTACTGTTAACCCAGTTGCTTACGATCAAACAACAAAGACAATTTATGTTGATGGAACTAAAAACTACGGATATAATCCAGATGGCACTTCTGATTATCCGTTCGGTTCTTTACCAGAGGCTGTTGTTTTTTGTAAGACATCAGATTGGACGAGAGGGAAGCACTGCTACATTCATTTGCGTGCAAGTTCTGTTTATCCTATTTATTATACAGGAGGAGACACTACTCTGTCAATTCAAGTAACATCGAGTGATACCACATCTGATGTTTACATCGGAAATGTATTCGCAGATGGATGCCGCATTGCACTTGATAATGTTCACCTGCGGAATGCGGTTCCAAAACAGGTCAGCACAAAAAATTTGATGCCTGAAATTTGGCAAAATACTGTTCTTGGAGGTCGTAACTCAGATATCACAGTACAAACAAATGTTTATTTCCACAGGGAAGCAGATGCAGGAGCTGCTGATTATCACGTTCACGTAAACAAATGCACTTGGAGAAATCCAGGCGATATGAGTGCATCAAGTCCTACATTCTATGCAGAAAACTCAATTTGTCGTACTGCAGGGTGGGTTACAGAGTCATCTCTATGCCCAGCCGCTAATCTGATGAACTAACATATAATCATATTGCACAATTAGAGAGCCTTAAATGGCTCTCTTTTTGTTTATTCATACAAACTTGCAAAAATATAGCTAAAATGCCTTTTTTTTTGGTGATGTTATGTGTTATAATTAAAGTGTAGTCAGAAAGTGACGCTCAAAAAAAACTTTGAAAAAATTTCAAAAAGTTGGGCGAATTTTCAAAAATGTGACTATACCCAATTATGGAAGGGTAAACTTCCAAATAAAAACGAAAGGTGGTGAAAACGCTAAAATGACACAGATGGACGATCAGTACGTATTTGCTGGTTTAGTAATGATTGGATTTGTACTCGTGGTTGGTCTTGCAACGTTTGCAATTGAGTGTATGGCAAACAGGTGGTACAGAGATAAACTTGACGAAAGCTACAAGGACTTGCGCGCGATCTTTAAATCAAAGCATACGAAGGAAGTTAGAAAGTACCAGAAAGACGTAAACGATATCTTAGAAAGGATGAACAAAATTGAACAAGAACAAACCAAACTCAGAAAATCCTGTGACAAGGCTCTTAAGAAATAAGGCCGGAGCAGCTTATTCACCAAGTGGTACAATGATTTTAATGGTAATAATGATTATCATAAGTTGTTGTACAGGAAAATTTATTCTAAGCCTAAACAATAAAATCGAAAGTGAGGTAACAAAAACTATGGCTTACAAAATGGACGACTACAAAAGAACATACGACGAACTCTTAAAGGAGTGTCAAGGCTTGTACGAATCAGTTGATATGTACAAGAAAAGCTTAGATCTTGCAACTCGAGAAGCTAAGTCCCAAAGAGAAGAAAAGAACAGAGCAATCATTGAACTCAATGCAGCACTCGATGATGCAAAGTTTTGGAAGAAAGCGGCAAAAATGGCTCAAGAAGATGAAAAAACATTTGCTCAGTATGCCAACGATATGCGTGACAGCATCGAGGAACTTGTTTATCGTCTGAACGATGTTTCTCAAGATCCTGATTTGAGAATCAAGTCAGTAACATTTGACGGCAACACGATCAGAACAGAAGTTGAAGATACTTCTAACTACTACGGGATGGAGGACGCTGAATATGACAATTAAAAAAGCAGAAGTGCTTGGAGAGAAAATTCTCAAAGCATTCAAAGAAGTTTTAAATATGAATGGGCATCCATTCTGCATTAAGGTGAACGGATTAAGCTTTGTTGCTCAAAACATTGAAGTCTATATGCCTTATTTGCTACTGTATCACTTTGTGGAAAACACAGAGCCATATTACACACTGGATCTTACAGAAGTTGAAAACGTAGAGATCCTTTACACATTAAACACAGAATTTCACAAAATTACTATTATGAAGAGAGGTTAAAAAAAGGTGGTTGCAATGAAAAACGTTCTTGATGATCTTGTCGATCTGTATAATGCAATTGGGTCAGCAATTGAATATACAGTTGACGCACAAATAAATGGGATAGAAGGTACAGACTATATCTGTCCTCATGCATATGGTCCTTTAAGAATTGCAATTCAAAGACTTAATGAATTGTTAGAAGAATCAGAGGAAAATTTCAACAGTTTTCACGATAATTTTGAAGAAATTATAGATATAGATTTACCTTTTGAAGAAGAAAATACAACGGTGGAGGATTTCGTGTCCTCTGCCATGGAGGGTGAAGATGCTACAGACTAATTTTTGGGATTATATGAAGTCACAAAGACATATGACAAAAGAAATGTATGACAAACTCACAGTTGATGAGCAAGTCGAGTTTTATGCAATGTATATTGCATTAAAAGCAAATGAAGCAAAACGCTTTATTAGGGCGGTGAGTAAATAATGGCTATTGATGCAAACGCTCTATTAGAGCAATTATTACAGAGGGAAAAAGCACTTGCAGAAAGAGAAGCTGCTCTTGCTAAACGTGAAGCCGCTGTTGCTGAAAGAGAAGCACAAGCATCACAGGTTGAATCTGAATTAAGGAGTGCGGCAACCCAGTTGGGTGTGCCGTTTCCTGGTTCTTCGATGCCAAAGAAGTCATTACCAAAGACAACCGGAAATATTCCTCAACCTGACGCTAACGGAAAGATTAAGAGAGGGAAACCGTTACGTGCTGAAGATGTACTTCCTGATGTTAAAAAAGTCGCTTATAAAGGGCCTGGGACGCTTTTAGAGCTTCTTGATGATTACAAAGACGTCTTACATAACGGAGAGATTTCAGTTATTACAAACCTTTATAATGACAATCCGAAGGAATTTCAAGCAATAGAGGAATGGGCAAAAAAGACAGGATGGCTTAAAACACTTATGGATATGGCAGAAGCTTATATGCCGAACACATACGAACAGAGCGTTAATGATTACGCTTATTACAAGATGAATGACGTGATCTCTGACTTTATTGATGAAGTAAAAAGCAATTTTATAGTATGAGGTAAATTGTGGGCTATTCTTTGCATGAATTTGTTGCCTGTTTTGATACAACAGAAGTTGACGATTACCAAATCGTCCGTGAGTGGGCGTTGTCTGATACTGAAGGAAATATTAAGACAGGCTCAGGTATAGAGTCATTTTTTGATGTTATAAAGTCTTTAGGTTATAAATCGCCTATCGTATATTTTCACGATTTAAGATTTAGTGCCGATTTTATTATAAGTTATTTATTCAAAAATGGTTATACCTGGCAAAGCAAGAATTACTTAAAACTTCAAGCAGGAGAATTTTCTACAAACATTGCAATTGGTGGTGAAACATATGGAGTCAATGTTTGCACAGAATGTCAGAGGATAAGATTCAAGGCATCTGATAAACTATTTAATGTTTCAGAAGATAAACTTGCCGCTGGATATGAAAAAACGTCTTACAGCGTTTCCTGTGGCCTGTCACGTACACAATGGAAAGCATCTGTTGTTGCTTATGTATTAGGAGAGTTTAGAAAAGCAGGTTACAGAAAATACACAGCGGCATCTTCTGCATTGTATGAATTCGTTACAACAGCATTCCCAAGAAAAGATGGAATTGTTAAATATCAGACTTCTTTGAATATGTTCAAGGAAAGACATCAGATTACAGAAGAAGAGGACCAAAAAATCAGACAATCCTACTATGGCGGTCTGTGTTATTTAAACCCAAAGTTTGCAGGTCAAACAATATATAACGGGATTGTACTGGATGCAAACTCAATGTTTCCATCTGTAATGTATATGGAAAAGATGCCATACGGTAAACCATATTATTCAAAAGGGAAACCACACCTTACAGATCTTTATGATTTATACGTTTCAAGAGTACGTGTAGATCTATCAGTAAAAGAGCGTGGCATACCATTCTTAACCAACAGGAAGCTGATTTCAGACGAATTAAGTTATAAGGATAACATTACAGACACTCACGGAGAAAGTCTTGAATTATGGCTTACAAGCGTTGATATTGAGAACCTATTTAATAATTATGATGTTTACAATATCGAATACATTGAGTCATACTCTTTTAAATCTAAAAAAGGTGGTTATTTCAAGGAATACATTGAAAAGTTCTATGCGCAAAAACAACGTCATAGACAAGAAGAAAATGAGGTCCTTGCATCTTTTGATAAGATATTTTTGAATGGACTTTATGGCAAATTCGGTACAAATTGTACCGTTTTCACTGTCTCACCACACGAAAATGACGATCAAACTGTGAAATATAAGTTTTCAGAGTATTCTAAGGCATCTATCCTTTATGTTCCGTTAAGTGCATTTATTACTGCATATGCAAGACGTAAGCTACTAAATGCAATTGCAAATAACTATGACAGATTTATTTACTGCGACACTGATAGCATTCATCTAATAGGAACTGATGCACCAAAAGGAATCGAAGTAAATAGCGGAAAACTCGGAGCATGGAAGGTAGAAGCAGAATTTACAAGAGCACGTTATTTAAAGCCAAAACAATACATTGAGGAATCTGTGAACGGAAAACTTATTGTTAGAGCAGCAGGACTACATTCGAGTGCAATGAGATTTATCACTTTTGATAATTTTGTCACTGGAAATGAATTTCCGGTTGAGTGTGTTATTCCTGCAAAAGGTGGCAAGAAAATAATACAGTCATATTACACTCTGTAATAAATGATAAAGCATTCTATACTATTTGTATAGAGTGCTTTTTTTTGTGCATAAAAAAAGACCCCAGATTTCTCTGAGGTCATACGAAAGGAGATGTCCTACCGAGTAGGAATGAACAAACCACCTTGATGTCAAATTATTTTACATAATACTCTTTACCGGAAATCTTATATCCTGCGATATATCCGCTAGGAATAGTTATCCAAGTATAGTCACCTTTGTCTTTGTAACCATTACAAGTAACCTTTGTACCAGCCTTTAAAACAGCGTAAGTCTGTTTGTAGGCATTCTTTTTTGCGTTAGGTGTAAGCTTGCTATACTTCATTTGAGAACCATTTGGAGAAGTACGAACTTTCATATCATACTTCAATGTGTAAACCTTACCAATTGTAAACAGTGCACCTGTTCTCTTTTTTTTCGCACCTGGTTTCTTCCCTGTATAATAAATAAGGAAAAATGCAGGGTTGCGATCTGCACACGCACGTTTAAGAGTTGTTTCCTTTACGATGCATCCGTACTCTGTCTTTTTGACTATACGGTTAGGTCTATCAAACTTATCGTAACGTGTAGGAGTTAGTGCAGGATCTGCAATGTAGATGCCTTTGCTGTCTACTGCATAAGCAAAAACAAAGTGTCCCGTACTTGAAAACACATTATAGGCATCGCCCTGATTACAAATAGCAACACCACCACGCTTGATGCACTCTGTGACTTTCTTCGCATCATTTGTCTTTTCATATTTAAAAGATTTATTCTTTGTACAAATAGCCTTTAGCAACTTCTCAACATCTGTTCCGTCATAAATACGAGCACCAGATTTTACCGCCAAATTACGCATACTATTCACGGAATATAAATTACCATTGTAAAGCGTGTCAACTGCCATTGTAGCACACACAACACCACAACCAGACGTTGCAATACTTTTAGGCTCACCATTAGGTCTATTGTACGCAATATTACTATAATTTAATTGATTAAAATATTTTAGACTCATTTACATCAAACCCTTCAAACTTATTACACTGTAATTATATCAAAAGTACAATAACAAGTCAACACCAAATATACAATGAGGATAATATAGAAATAAACACAGAGATAAATACAGAATAAGGCGACCGAGGGATATGTATATAGACCGAGGGAGCCACAATAACATCATACAACATAACAACACCACAACACACCACACCATACTATACTACACTACACTACACTACACTACACTACACTACACTACACTATACTACACTACACTACACTACACTATACTACATTGGGGGGAGAACACCATACACCACAAATCTACAAAGGACACCTTT